TATGCATTTGCTTAACTGAGTATTTGGTTGTTTCTGCATACTTTTGCAACTCATCAAGGGATCCAGTAATGTGACCCATTTCAGATTTACCCAATGCAGCAACCAACATGTTTACTGAGTTAACCTTGTCTTCAAACTGACCGAAACCGGCTTTAAGCGGAGCGATTGTGTGAAGTATCTTACCCGCAAAGTTCTTTGCTATAGACAAGCCGGCTATTGCAGCATTAGCCGCAATATTACCCAAGGCAATAGATGCTACCGATTGTAGCATGCTAAATTTACCTCTGGTCTGTTGAACTGGGGTATCAATGGATTGAATAGCCTCAGATGCTTGCTTACCACCTAATGTTATAGGAGAAACAAAGTTTAAGACACCAGATGCAAATTTACTAAAGGTTCCTGTCGCACTACCAACAGCAGATCCGATTTTATTAAAGGCGCCCATATACATATCCCCTAGTTTAGGGGCAGAGCCCATTAATTCGGTAAGGGAGCGACCTAGAGATTTAGTGGCTTTCTCGGTATTTGCAAAGCTAGATTTACCATCGACTTTTGCAAGGGATTTATCTAAGTCTTCAAGAGACGATAAGGACTCTTTAAGACCTGTCTTGAACTGTTCATTATCAATACCGAGCTTAATAAGACGTTCTTCAATTATTTGTCTACTCAATTACTTTTTCCACCTCCCTCAATATCTCATCTGCAATAGAATCTACAATAGGAGTAACAAAGTTATTAGCAGGAACATATCCACCAGTACCAGTACCGTGGCCGTTAACAATAAGTACAACAAGAGGGGTACCATCTTTGATCTTCTTAGAGTTAGAATAGTATAAACTTAAACCATTTTGAGATTTTTCAACCTCCATGCCCCAAGAAGAGGCTGTCGACCCTGATCGTTTAGGAGTAGCAGAAATCAGCCGGCTCAATCCACTCCGTCCACGAGATTGTAAAGCATGTCGAACTGAATCCATGTTTTCGGCTTTCTTAGCCATTGTAGACAACCCGGTTTTCTTCTTAATCGTCTGCACCTTTATTCGCATTTCGTTCACGCTCCTCTCGCATCTTACGAATTTTCTCTTGCCGTTCATTGTTAATACGATCATAGTCATCCAATATTTGACTCGTAGACTTCTTCTTCTTAGGTGCGTTGAATTCACCGATGACACCTAAAAGAGTTAAGAGTCTATGAATGTTCCAAGTATCACATTCGAATGGAACCCTCGCATTGGCCATATAAGCATATATAACCTCTGACGTCATAACCATTCCATTATTACTTGGTTTCTCCACTGGATTGATAACTGTAGCTGTTGGTTTATCCTCCAGATATAACGAAACCTGTTCAATTACATCTGGTGTTAAATCCGAGTAGCTTATATCCTCTTGACACATTATTAAGAAATAGTCAAAGAGCTCAGCAGTGGTCTTTTCCTCTCGAGTTAAAAAAGGCTTGCGATATAATGTCTCCCACTCCGCAACAGTTTTTAAACTATGCTCGAAATGTAAACGGCGACCTGGTATAGTTATAAATTGATACGTGTCCTCATTATAATATTCCCGATCGGGTGTATCAATAACTAACATATATACCTCGCTATCAAATAAAAATAAAAGAGGGGTGTAAATTTACCCCTCAATTATCTTATTTCTTGAGTTTAGAAACTGATTCTGGAACAGTTCCTTTGTTTGGATCACCTACAAGGGCGCTAAAGAACTTAGAAGTTTCTTTACCATCTGCAGATACTGCGTCTGTAATCATATCAATGAATAGTTCAGAGTATGCTTCAGAGTTAGCAAAGTCTTCTTGAAGTTTCTTGTCTTTACGGAAAGTACGACCATCTTCAGAACGTTCACCGTAAGCCATCTTAAGAATAGATTCAACAAAGTCGAAGATCTCATCGACGTCTTCACGGCTCATCATTTCTTTGATATAGTCGTCCCAATCCTTTTTAGCACGACCCATGATACGAATAATTTCGTCTTTACGTAAGTGGAACCAAAGTTCCTCTGTTACTGGTTCCCCAGTGAGTAAGTTGTTATAAGTTACTGTTTTAGAAATCATCTCTATACTCCTTTAATGTAGATTTATATTTCATTTTGAATTTTTGACGCCAACACGAACCTTCTTAGTTGTCCAACCCCTATCCCACGTCATTAAATTCTAATTACCCAGCGACAAGACCGAGAGTGGTGAACACTTCTTCTGGTGTTGGAAGAGTTGGTTCAGAATCAGCAGAACCATAAATTTTCTTCTCAAGCTCAGCAAGTTTGTCTTTGTCAACCAAAGTGCTGTTGATTTCAACGTGCGCAGTTGGTTTCATTCCTGGTACGGGTGTTGGTACTGTATCGAAGTCCCAAGAGAACTCAAGAGCGTCTGGGCTTTCATTTACAGTTTGGTATTCTTTACTTGATACACCAGCAGATGCTGAGTAAACAAGGTGAAGAATGTAACCATGGTCCAAACCTTCAGTATCGTTACCGATACCAGTACGGTATGAAAGACCGAAGTCAGAACGAGCTTGACCAGAAACAGTCACACCAGCAAGTTCTTTCTTACCACCAGCTCCGTTAGTAATAGGGCTACGTTTACCTTGACATTTATTCCATTCTTGTGGATAAGTGTAGGCTGAGATTTGACCTTTGAAGCGTTCGTCTGAGCGCAGGTTAAGGTATTTCTTATTGTTAGCGTATTTAGCAGTAGATTCTGCACCTTCTGGTGATTCTGAGACTTTAGTCAAACCGTCCCAAGCAACACCTTTTTCGTAGCTACCATCACTTTTCTTAAGGAAAAGAACACCGTTGTCAACACCGTATTCGTATAAACGTTTAGTATCCTGATCCCAAACCAATTTTGTCATTTAAAATTTCCTCCAAATATTAAGCTTCTGAGAATTCACCAAATGCATTAATGCGTTCGCCGTTCTCAACATTACCACAAGCAACATAACGTCGCTTACCACTAGTTGCACCGATGTAAGACAACCAACGATATCCGTCAGCATCCATCCACTGATCGTAAATGAATGTTTGTCCAGGTGTATAAACTTCTACGATCTCAGCAGTAACATGTGGCTCAGTACGGACATTAAGTCCAGCTACCATTACTGTAAATTTCGCAGTTTCTTCGTTTACAACAACCTCGTCTGCAGGAGTCTCTGGTTGTGGTGCGATGACAGGGTCACCTTGAGGAAGACCAGTATATGGAGGATAGAACCATCCAACAATACCATCAAAGTTACGTTCATTGTATCGTGCAGGACCACCAACGTATAATGAATCAGCATTACCGTCAATGTTTTGCTCGATAGTTTTGATTGTGTAACCATCTGAGTCTTCGATAACAATACCTGTGTGACCATAAGGGTGGCCATACAGATAAGTAGTATCCATGACAAAGATCGCACCGGCTCTAGGATTTACTCCCACGGCATCGTATACAACTTCATACCCCAAACTTGCAGCGGAATCCAATAGGTCAATAGCATTACCCCATAGAATTTTACCGAAGTAAATTTGAGAAATACTATTTGGTAAGTCTACACATTGAGTTCCATAAGAACCGTCCGCGTCAGTACCTACCCCTTGATCCGCTAAAGAACGGGCATAATTAACAACCTCTTCTACTGTAGCCAAATCGACATTCCTTTCTAAACATAAACCACAAATACTTTGTGATATAACCCATTAACCTTATACTCAGATCTAAAAGCAGAATACATAAACGTATTCGAGATCTTCATAAATATTTCATCTGACTCGTTCTTAGACATATAAACCACCTTATACCCCATGTTAGACATATACGGCTTGTTATTTGCCTTACGAACATCAAAGTCTTCCCTAGTAACAACACAAGCTGGAAACTTAAGCGTAACATCATCAGGAGGAGTGAAATAAATATTCGGACAGATCTCTTGTTTTAGAACTTCGAGAAATTCCTTTCTTGTCTTAAAACCCATAGTTTGTTACCTCACATTTGAATTATACAATTATAATTGCTCTTCCGTATGTTCAGCAACTGTAGTTGATAGAGCCTTAACAAGATCGATATATTTCATCCCATCCCAGACCTGAATAATCCCATCTTTTAGAACCAATGAATTCTTTTGAAGTTCACTAGTTTCTTCTGGCGGGGTCATTAACACACCTAAATGATCAAATGCGTCAATTTTTAATTCATTTTGAGATTTTCGAGAAGTTTCATTCACTCGCTGTTCTAACTCTGACTTAAGCTCTGACAATTCGAGATCTTCTACTGTTAACGCAACTCGAGGAGGGTAGGGCCTAATCGTCCCCACTTTATAGAACGAGCCCATATAAAGAATGTGACTAATTCTATTCACTCGGTCAGATGCATCATTAGGCAAAAGAACATCGAACTTAAGTTTCGACTTAGTATTCTGGTTAACTGAGTCACTATCCTCAATCATAAATGATTTAGTAGATATTCTAGCAATTAACAAAGGGGATACCGTATAGGTATAACGATGATCCCCAATTTCAACTTCTTCTGTCTCTTTGGAACGGAAGATAAGTCTAATTCCAGCTTTTGTCATTTCGTTACCTTCCTAACTTTCAAAGACTATTCAGCTTTTTTAGGTTTCTTTTGTTTTGGAGTTGTTTCAACATCACCGAGTTTCTTTTCGTCCTCAGTCATAACTACTCCATTAACTGCTGCGTCATAATCTACAGCTTTAGCACCTACACCTTTGAATTCAGTTGGGTCTGTTTGTACAGTCCAAGTTGGTTTAGTCTTAAGACCAGTAGAATCGAAGTTAACAGCAGTTTCTTCAACTTCACCCTTAGTTGTTACAGTAACGACAATGAATGATTTAGGCGTACGAATAGCACCAGATAGGCGAGCATGCATCAAGTATTTATGTTGCATGAAGTCGATATCAAAGTTATCAAATGTAGCGATTTCACCGTTCTTAGACATACCGAATTGATAGTCTACAAGGTTACCAATGATGAATGTTCCTTGAGGAAGTGCACGGTATTCGATAACTTCATCACACATGAAGTATGCTGCGATGTTTGCATTACCAGGTACTTGGTTGTTGTCCATAGATGGAGCATACAAGTAACGACCGTTCTTGTCTTTAAGAGTCTTCAACTTAGCCAAGTCAAATGGGTTGATATAAAGACATGGTTTACCAGAACCTTGGTATGCAGGAAATGCTTTACTGATTACTTCATCAACAGCAGTTTCAAATGAAGCAGCAGTCACTTTAATTGTAAACAATGGGTCATCTTTGATGATAGGGCGAATATGTTTTTCGCTGATCTTTTCAGGGTTACGTTTACCGTCAGCAAGTGTCAATGGACGTCCGTCAGACAAGAAAGCCGCTTTAACGATTTCTTCTTTGAACTTAGCCATTTGAACTTGTTGGATAAAGTTAACAGCAGCAAATCCGCCATCTTGCAAGTCGATCAAATCATCATGATCGATTGTTTCACGACGGTGAACAGATCCTGGAGTAGTTTCACGGAAGTATACTTCTTCGATAGAGTCAAGAGTTTGGTTACCTTTGATGTATCCACGAGCGCGAGCTTCGTCTTCTGTAAGGTTAGCAAACATATTCTTAACGCGAGGAAGTGGAGACTTACCGAATTGTCCCATGATCTTGTCGATGTTAAGTGCGCCTGGGTTATAGACATTGACTCCACCGTTAGTAGCAGGTTGTGGGAACAAGGTTTCCATACCTACCAAACCGTGTTGAAGTGAGTCTTCACCTAGAACGTCGTTAGCACGAAGTACGCCTGCGAATGAAGTTGCGTTTCCTTGAATCGCGCTTTGTAGTAAAGTATCCAATTCTGCTTCAGATACAGCAGCATTAGTAGTCCCTTGGAATTGATTGTGTTTCAAAACTTCTTCTCCTTCGAAAATAGAATGTGATACTGTATCACCAGCATCTGCACCAGATTCTACAGCGACTTCATTGTCTTCTGTAGCTCCGTCAACAGTTTCGGTTGCGACTTCTTCGTCCAAACCGTTAACTTCTAACTCAT